AAAGGTATGTCTGGTATTAATCCTTTTATTTTGTCCTCTGCCAATGCTTTTATTTCTTCTTCGGTTGGAGTTTTTTGTTCCAATTGTTTCTCAAAATCTTCTTTTGTTGGTATATTTGGTATTTCTACTCCAGGTAATTCTATTTCCGGTTTTATACCATTTATAGTATCTTTTACAAATTTTTTAATCTGTGGTAAAGTTGGTTTTGGGTTAGGTATAGAATCTAATAAAGCAACTGCAGTTTGAATATATTGATATACCGGTTGTAATACAACATCTTCAATAGGTGGAATAATTTGTTGTTTAATTTCTTCAATTGCCTGTTCTAATAACTTTTCCTTTGTTTCTTCTATTATTTTTTGTCTATCTGGTAATTTTGGAAATTCAAATTTTAATGCCTTTTTAAATTGTTTTCCTATTGATGGTTTTTTCTTTTTAGCTTCTTTTAATTTTTTAATAACATCTATTGCATTTTTAACCATCGGATTATTTCTTATTAACAAATCCAATTCAGTTGGTGATTGTCCAGTTGTTAATTCTCTTATATTAGAAATTATATAGTCTTGTACATTTTTGTCAAATTTAGCCTGTAATTCCGGTTGAATAACTTTATGTGCATCATATTCTAATGTTCCAGGAGTATCATAATTTATATCATATGCCTTTTTTAAATTTAATCCTTTTGAGTTTTTAATCATATTGGTATAATCCCCAAGCAAATCCCCAACAAAATTACTAGCTTTTTGTAATTTTGATGCACCTTCATTTTGATTTAATTGTACATAATGGCCATATTCCATAAGATACATATCCAACAATCTTTCTGCAAATGGTCTTATTTCACCATATGTTGGATTTTCCTCTGCTACCAAATTTAATCTTCCTGAAAATGGATTAGTTATTGAACGCTTACCGACTATTGTTCTATTTCTAATTGCAACGGGTGCGTATCCATATTGTTCATTTAATTTTTGAAATGCATACCATTTTGCTCTATCAGTAACCGTTGCATCTGGTCTATTAAAATAATTTTTTAATTCATTGTAAAATTCTTCACTCTTTTCATCGGAAGGTAATACAGCTTCATCATTTATTATTTTTTGAGCAGTTTCGTATAAAGGTATAACTATATCTGGTATTAAATCTGTTCCTGGAATTGTTACTTCAATTTTTTTCAACTCATCTTCCAATTTTTGTAAAGCTTCTTTTTCAGCTTGATGTGCAGCTTTAGTTGCAGCTAATGTAATTGGGTCTGGCCCTATATTTTGTATAGTTCCTGGTGCTGGTGGAGTCGTTGGCCAACCACCTGGTTTTATTAGTGGATTGGGTAGTGGTGACATCTCAGCTCCTTGCCAATATGCATCAAATGCTGCTGGATATATTTCTTGTAAAATATTAAAATTACTACCAGCACTATCTGTTCCTTTTTTGAATGCAATTTTTATAGCATCTGCCATACCTTTAACATTACCATTGATAACATTAACTCCGTATAACAAATCACCACCACTTTTTATTGCTCTATCATATTCTTCTGCATAGAATTCAGCAAATTTATCAGGATTATTTTTAAATTTTCCCGTTACCATTGCGGATAAAACATTTAATCTAAAAATTGCCCACATATTACTTACTTAAAAAGTTTCTTGAAGATTGTATTTTTGCCAATCTAGATTTTATGGATTTAAATATTGCACTATTATGAGGCCCTGCAGAAGAAGGCCCTACTGGTGTTGCAAATACCTGTTGTGTAATTGCATCTATCATTTCTTCCATCAATTCTATCAACTCACCGGCAAGAACCATTCGTTGAACATCCGAACCAGCTTTACCAGGTGTTCCAACTTTTCCAATATATACTACACCACTTGCATCCGAATTTACTACAAAATTTCTATTGGTATGTAAAATTATATCTTTATCGGAATGTGCATATATTTCTTTTGAAGCATCTATCGTATATCTACCATCAGTAATAACACCCGTATTTCCTTTTCCAAAAATAATAAACTCCTTTGACTTTGCAGATAATACAATTCTATCCGAATTTACAAATAATTGGTCACCACTTAAATCTTTTGAATTTGGATAATCCGTAAATGCAACTTTTTGTTTTCTAATATTTTCTTTAAATGGAACTTTTACTTTATTAGATGTCATATAAACTGATGTTCCATCACCATTTATATCTTCTTCTACCAAAGTTCCAATTGGTCTAGAATCAAATTCTGCATTTTGTCTATTTCTAATGAATATAGATGGGGATGATGTTTTACCATCCTCAGTTAAATGAAATTCAGAAAATCTAATTGTATTACCTACTCTACCACTTATAATCGTATCACCCTGTTTAGGTTTTATAAATTTAATGTTTTCTTTTACATTATAAGTTTTGGTATCTGATTTTTTTAAAGATTTTTCTTCACCGGTAGTTTGTGTAGTCTTTACTTCACCATATTTTTTATTTTTATTAGATGTATCCGATTTTACAACTTCTTTTTCTCTACCAATTTCTGAAACTTTTAAATCTTCTCTATAATTTGGATATTGTGTTATAGAAAACGGCATCCAATAATGTATATTACCTATATTGATTATTAAAACAGTTTCACCAACGATTGGATATGTTATATTGTTTTTATCAAATGGAAATGCATAGTCTTCTAATGTAATAAAATTTTCTCTACGAAATTCTATAGCACCTAAAAATCGTGTATCCCTTCTATCACCAAAATTAGTATTACCATTGTATATAGGCACTAAATCGTTTTCAACATCTAATGGTTTATCGGATTCGGTATAAACCCTATATACGGTAGCTAAAAAAGTTTCACCTATCATTATAATTTTGTTTTAATTTCTTCAATTTCAATTTGAATATCCGTTAATTTTTCTTTGTTTTTTTCCTCTACTTGATTTATAGTATCTTCCATATCTGCAAGTAATTGTTCTTTCTCACTTTCACTTAACCAACCATCTTCACCAATACCCTTAGCTTCTGCGGCTGCAAGTCTTTGTGCAATCGTTGCAAGTTTAATTAAGTGGTCATCGTTCTTAACCGATACCTCAATCAAATCTTTTATGATTGGTGCAATAACCGTTGCCTCACCAACATTTCTAATCAATTTTCTTAAAGATTCAATCAATTCGGAAATGTTTTTCTTTTTGTTTTGTTGATTTTCGTATATATCTTTAAATAATGATGATAAATTTTTACCATCAAAAAGTTGAAATTCAGTAGCCATATTAAATTATCTTATTATCTATTATATAATTATAAAGTTCTTCAGTTATTAGTTTATACCCATCTTTATTTGGATGTTGAGTTGCCCTATTTTCATATGTTACATCTTGATATTCCCAGATATCTAATCTATTTGTTTTTATTAAAAAATCTCTAAATGTTTGTTTTCCAAATCCCCAATAATTTTTTTTATTTATCAAATTTCTGTAATCGTCTTTTTTATGTAAATCGATTATCATAGATTCTAATCCATCACAAAACATATATTTTATATTATAAAATTCAAATATTTTTTGTAAAAATATTATGTAATTTTGATTTACAATGTTGTAGTAATTTTGATTATATAAATTACCTATAAAAAAGTTTTTATATTCAATCAAAAAATTATTATAAAATTCATTATTACTATGGTAGGATTTAACAAATTTTTCTGGATTTTGTATTAAATGTTTAACAGACCAACTAACCCATTCACCTTTTGGTAAAAATGGCACATAATCTCTTAGAGAAGAACTCCACATTATTATAACAAAATCACCTCTTCTAATTCGTTCATCCTGTATATCATTAACAATCTGATTGAATATTTTATTATTAGCGTTGCCACTAATTCCATTATTGATAGATGGAATATTTAATTTTTTAGATAATAGATTTATCCAAGAATGTTTATTCCTAAATAATCTTTTTTCATCCCTATTCATTAATGTGTTTTCTATGTCTACATTTGCCCCCTCACCTTCTGTCCAACTATCACCATATCCGTGTAACTTCATTATTTACCAATTAAAAATTTACCTAATATTAAATAATCCATGTCACAATTGTTAAATGTCCACAAAGCCTTTTCTGGATCATTTGTCATTGTATGTCCTTTTAAATTAAAAGATGTGTTCAATAAAATAGGTGTTCCTGTTAGTTTTTCGAACTCCTTTAGTAAATTATAGTAAAGTGGATTATCTTCTCTTTTAAGTGTTTGTATTCTCGCGGAATTGTCAACATGCGTCACCGATGGTATTGGTGTTTCGGATATAACTTGAACAACCTGATTCATATATGGAACATCTTCTTCTGATTTGAAATATTTTTGATAATCTTCATAGGTCACCGATGGAGCAAATGGTCTAAACATTTCTCTCTTTTTTACAACCTTATTAATTCTATCTCTAATATCTGACAAATGTGGATTACCTAATATAGAACGATTACCTAATGCTCTTGCACCAAATTCAGTTCTACCTTGAAACCACCCAACTATATTACCTTCTTTAATTAACTTTGCTACTTCTTTACATAACATTTCATTGGTATCATACATCATAATACTATTACCTCTAATTCTATTTTGCAATATAGTTTTAAGTAATTCGGGATTATTCCACTCTTCACCTAAATATGGTGATTTATTATCCCCACCTTTAACTTTTGGATTTCCTAATGTTAAATGATAGTGATATAAACATGCACCTATTGCAGAACCTGCATCCGATGGAGCAAATGGAATCCAAATATTTTTCATTGAGGTAAATTGTTTTATTTTACCATTAGCAGTTCCATTATATGCACATCCACCACTCAATACCAAATTTTCACTAGTCCAATTATTTGAAACTCTATTTATTACAAAATATAATTTACTTTCATACCATTGTTGTAATGCAGCTGCCAAATCTTTATGATGTTGTTCAATTGGTTCATCTTCAAATCTTGGAAAAAATCCAATTAATTTAATTAATTTATCATTAAACATATCAACTTCTGATGTTGTATATGTAAAATATTTTTGATTTATTGTTATCATATCACCCAACCAATCCGAACCAGATATTTTTTCAAAAACATATTCATATTTTTTACAATCACCATAAGGTGCAAGTCCCATTACTTTATACTCACCTTCATTTGGTCTAAATCCCAAATATGCAGTAAATGCAGAATAAACCAATCCTAATGAATTTGGAAATTGCAAAGAATTTATCTTTTGAAATTTATTATCTCTTATATAACAAGCCAACATAGTTTCACTTTCACCAACACCATCAATTGACAAACCTATTGCAATATCAAAAGGAGATGTATAATATGAAAATGCCAAATGAGATAAATGATGTTTTGTATATGTTATAACTCCTTCATAACCAATAGATTTTAATATTTTTTTCAAATTACCTTCGGTTTGATGCCATCTTTTGTTAAATTCTCTCCATTTTTTAACATGTCGTATACCACCAAATTTACCAACAGTTTCTTTAACTCTTTGATATTTTAATTTTGGTTCTTCATACCAACAAACCATATCAATCTCATCAATTGTTATTTTTGTATAATCCAAACACCATTGAATTGCCTTAAACGGAAAAGAACTATCGTGTTTAATTCCCGATAGTTTCTCTTCTTCTATTGCACAAATTACTTTGCCGTCTATTACTATTGTTGCTGCTGAGTCGTGATAAAATCCTGATAATCCTAATTGTATCATATCTTATATTTTAATATCACCCTCTCTATCAAATTCGTTATATAATTCCATTTGTCTTTCTTTCATTTTATTGACAACTTTAGTTATATAATGAGTAGGGTGTCCTGTCATTTCTCTAATAAGTAGGTATAAACTTTTTTTATTGAAGTTTTCTATGTATTCTGCTCTTCTAAATAATTCCAATACCGCATCTGCAATCTGCATATCTCTTTTCTTTGGGAAATAGTTCTCTAAATGTTTATCCCAATATTGTAACATTCTAACATTGAAAGTTCTATGTTCATCATTTCTTTCTTCTTCCCTAAAGTTATTTTCAGTATCAAAAGACTCAGGTAAACCAGACATTATATCGGTATCCTTATATCTTTTATAGTTTGCGTTATTATTTAAAATAAGATAGTTTCTTGCAACAATTGTAAAATAAGAAAATGCTTTACCTTTACCATTTTTATACATATGAATCTTCTCAATCATAAATGCAACAACTTCTGCCATTACATCTTTCGGGTCATCATCAAAATAAGTAAACTTCCACTTATTATAAACAATTTCTGCAAGTTTGTCGAAAGCAGATGCAATTCTTTCTCTATATAATTTATCTTTTATATATTGGTCTGTTGTTAAATTATATTCTATGATAGCATCTTCAGTATCTTTTGTAAAATACTGTCTATTAGGGCCTCTTTTTCTTCTTTTAGTAATTGCCATATTATTGTCTTTGTTTGAATTTTTCGATAGTTTCCTTTATTTGATAAAATATAGAACCTACTTCATCATCCTTCTCAAACATCTCACGAGAATCAATTTCTCTCAATGCTTCCAACAATGCTTCGTTTCTTTGTAATTCTGACTGAATAAACAAATCATTTTCTTCAATCATATCTTCATACCTTTCCAATTTGGAAAGTAAATTGTAAACTGCATATGATAAAGATGCAGATACTATTGATAATATTATTATTGTGTATAACATAATTAAACGATTTCGTATCCTTGTAAAAAATAATTGTTTGCTTTCTTATATTTAACTTCTACCAATTCACCTTTGGGAGATTTCATAACAATTAAATCGTTCCTACCATAGTTTTGTCTTTTTACAACCTGAGTATTGTAAACTCTATCTTTAATTGTAAATCCATCTAAGTGGTCGATTTCATGTTGAACAATAACGGTCATCATAGTTTCCTTTGAAACACTTTCATTTGCCTTATCTCCTTCTGGATTAATCTCAAAAGTTAATTCACCTAAGTTATCAGTTTGAACGATAATCTTAGAAGCTCTAATTGTTCTAATAGGTCTTTCAATAGTTGATGGAATTGATAAACAACCTTCATAAAAAAGAAATCCTTCTTTTGATTTTTCTTTAATAACCGGATTAACTAAGAATAATTCTTCATCACCAAAATTGATATAACAAACTCTTTTCTTAATTCCAATTTGTGTTGCAGAAATACCTAAACCAGGATGTTCAATTAAGGCCTGAGTCAGTTTCATTCTTAAATCATCTGCCTCATCTTGTGTAATTTCTGTTTTAGGTGTTGGTGTTTTTAGATATTCTCTAAATTCTTTTGTTTCCAATCCTAATTGATTTTTGTCTACTATTAATTTCATATTTTATTTTTTTAAACCATATTTTATCCATTTATACCAAACTCTTTCGTGAATATAGTATTGAATGGGTTTATAAACTAATTCTGCAACTCCAAATGCTGCTCCTACTTTAAAATCACCACTTACCCACCACATTATACCAAAACCAATTAAAGTTGATACAATACGATATGAGATAGTTTTAGCTATGTGTCGTTTCCTCTCTACTATCATCTTTTTCAATATTATAAACGATTACATCTCCGTTTGAGTCAATATACTTTTGTCTAATTGCAGTTCCACTAATTTCTTCAATATCTTTGGGTGGATTATGATAAATAACTTCATATCCAACCGCTCTACCATAGTTTACACTTTCAATATCTGGAATTATACTAATTAAAATTTTATCAGAATTATCTATAAAGAATGGTTCTTTCGATAAATCCATTAACACTTGATGTGATGTTTTTGGATTATTCTCATCTACTTGTACATCTCTAATTGCAACCCAACAATTTTTTCCCTTTTTTAATTGTTGATTAATTAACCACTCATGACCTTTGTGCCATGTTTGCCATCTTCCGATGAATAATGCGTATTTTTTCATTTTATATAAAGTTTAATATTGCTAAATCTTTTTGTTTTGCTTCTACCATTATATCAATTTCACAACCATAAGTTTTTGGAATAGTTTTAATATAGTCCGAATGAGCTTGTGGTTTTTTACCTATCGCACTTTCGGAATAATGAACTTCTGGAGTTATATTATTAGACCAAGTACTAACTGCAAGTTTAAGTGCTTGTTCTTCGGATAAATCACCTGTGCAAAATTGATGGTGGTGGTAATCAAAAACGATAGGAATGCCAATTTTTTCGTGAATATACATCAAATCCTTAACAGAGTACATAGATGCTTTATCATCATTTTCAATTGTAAGTCTATTTTTAACCGAATTAGAGAGTCTTTCAAAATTGGTGATAAATCTATCCATTGCAGTAATTTTATCACCATATACCCCATTACAATGAATATTAATGTTATTATAAGGTGTTTGAGATAATCCCATATCATCCATAATTCTACCATGTACTTCTAAATCTTTAATTGTATTTAAAACTACACTTTCTTTAGGTGAAACTAATACATTAAAAGGACCTGGGTGGAAGGATAACCTTTGACCATATTTAGTTGCTTTATCACCACATCTCTTTAAGATAGTTGATATTGATTTCCAATCTTTTAATTGTGTAAATTCGTATTCGGTTGCCCATGGAAACATATCGGAACTCATACGATACATTTTTATACCAGTTTGTTCGTTCCAATCAATAATTGTTTCTAAATCGGCAACATTTTGTAAAACTAAATCAGAAACATAATCTAAACCTTTTTGTGTAAAAGTTTTCTTAATCATTGTTCGATTGGTAGTTACTTTTTTACCTAACGATAAATTTATACATGCATATCCTATATTCATATATTCAATATACGAAAATATTTTTAATCTGCCAAATTATAATGCAAAACTTTCACCACAACCACAAGTTCGTGATGCATTTGGATTTTCCCAAGCAAAACCTTTGCCGTTTAATCCATCGGAATATGTAAGTTCCGTTCCAAATAGGTATAATACCGATTTTTTGTCAATTACGACCTTTATTACATTCAAATCGACTACTTCATCCATTTCAGTAATAGAGTCATCAAAATCCATTGTATATGATAATCCAGAACATCCACCACCCTTTACACCAACTCTTAAGTTATGTGTATCTGGACTAATGCCTTCGGATACCATTAATTCTAAAATATGATTTAATGCCTTTTCTGATAATGTTACCATTATATGTGTGTTTCTTCAAAAATTAATTCCTCTAATCCGTTTTTCTTACGATAGTCATTCACTGCAGATTTAATTGCATCTTCTGCCAAAACTGAACAATGTATCTTTACTGGAGGTAAGTGTAATTCTTCAACCAAAGACATATTATCCATTTTAACGGCTTCATCTAAGGTCATTCCCTTCAACCATTCGGTTGCCAATGAACTGGCAGCTATTGCAGAACCACATCCGAATGTTTTGAATTTTGCATCGGTAATAATTCCATCATTTACTTCGATTTGCAATCTCATCACATCACCACATTCAGGTGCACCCACTAATCCGGTGCCAACATTAGGTTTACTTTTATCCAAAGTTCCTACATTCCTTGGGTTTTCATAGTGCCCAATCACCTTTTCACTATATGCCATATTAATATGTTTTAATTAAATCGTTTTCTTGTGATTTTTTATATTTTAACCAATAATTGATTGCATTTTGGTCATTTATCCATTTATTTCTATCACTCCAATCAAAATTAGGCCTTGCATAATATGGTAATATATTTCGTTTACCACTTTGTCTTTCCATATGACCTTCTGCATTCCATTCATCTATTAACCCATCATTATTTGTATCATACCCATCAATCGTTCCATCACCATCCAAATCAATAGCAATCCTAACAGGCTCATCTTCTTTTTTCTCGTTAATCTCATTTTGTTCGTTTTCGTTAATAATATCATCTCCGTAAACCTCATATAGACCCATTTTTTGATTAAATTCAGCCATTTCTGATAATAGTTCTTCTCTTGTTTTCTTTTTTGTTAAAATTAAACCATTAAATGCAATAATAAGTGCAACTGCAAGTGGGTCAAACACAATTACAATCAAAAATATGAAGAATTTTACAACATTTTTCAATTCCATACCAAATGCTTCGGCAATGAATCGAAATCCACCCACTTCTTTCTCTAAATCTAAGTTTGAGGTCTTAATTTCATTGATTTTTTCGTTATTTTTAGCATTTTCCGTTTGTAAAACCTCTATTTTTTTGTTAATTTGAGCAGTTTGTCTATCTTTTTGGTCAATTGAGCGTAAAAGACGAGAATTTACCTTACCTTTATCTAAAATTGTGTTTTGAGTTGAGGATAATTGACCCAATTGAGTGTTTAATTGATTGATTTGAGCCGTATTTTGGTCAATTTTAGTAGTATAAACCAAAACTTCTCTATCTACTTGTTGTAATTTAAGAGATTGTGCCTGAAATGCGTTTGAAAGATAACCGAAAATACCTGCAGAGGTAATTAACATCAATACTGCAACAGCAGAAGTAAGATACCATTTATTAAACCCTTTCAAATTATCCCATTCTTGTTTCAAATAGGTTGCAGACACTAATTTTGCAAACTCCAATGCACCGGCCATCACCATAACAGATGCAGCTGCACCACTAAATAATACTCCTAAACCTGTTACTGAGAAATAAGCTGCACATCCGGCGATAATTAGTGCAGAAAATCCGACTAAATATTTAAGCCAATTCATATTATCTATTTATACCCACTAATTCGGAAACCCTCTCTACAATTTTTCTTGCATCTTCTATTACCATATTAACATCAGATGGAGAAATTTGCTGAGCACCATTAGCAACATTTTGTAAAATCCTTAATTTTCCATCTAAAGATTCTAATAATGTTTGTATTTTTTCTGTGTATATCATAAGAATAAGTATTTCTAATTAATAAAAAAAGGTAGAAGTGTTTAATCTTCTACCTTTGTAATATACGAAAAATAACTGAATTAACCAACTTTTGGGGTTAATTTTTTTGGTTTTGACTCATCTTTTTTCTCAACATTAATCAATAAAATTCCATTTTTAATTTCAGCTTTAGACTTAGTTCCATCCAAATCTTTACCCAATGTGATTGTTTCATTGATGTTTGCAGTCAATTGGTCGAATGGTGATTGACTATCTTTTTCTTTTTTTGCTTTAACTTCAATCTTGTCTACAAAACAACTAATTTCGATATTCTTTGGGTCATGTCCAATTACGGATAATGCCATTGTTGCAGTATCATCTTTTACTTCTACTGCAAATTTAGATGGTGAATAACTTGTAGATGTTTTCCACGTTGGTGTTGTTTCTTCATAAAAATCTTCGAATAACTTTCTGTAATCAATTAAATACATAATATAATAATTTTTTGGTTAATAATGTCTTATATAGTCCAAATACTATACCAATGAACTATTTTTGACATTTTGACATTAAATTTCGTTATTTTGTCTTTCAATTACAGTAGACATCCAATCTGCCCAATGTAGAATGTATTGAATTTTGTATCTTGGAGCTTTTGCACCATTATGACCAGTTAAATATTTTTGATTATCTTCATCAAACATACCATCCGTTAATTTGATACCAAAATATTCTTTTTCATTATAAGTTATACCATAATGATTCAAAGTAAAGAAAGTTCTATCGGTTAAAGTCATATAGGTAATTTTATCATTTGTTTTGAATAACTTACCTTGATTTTTAACTTGCCAATCATTATCGTTTGGTAAATAATGCAATTCACCTTTGATACCTAATTTTCCTAAATCGTGATGTAATGCACAAAATATCAATTCCTCATCTGTAAAATCTATAATACCACCCTGTGCAATAAACAATTCTTTCATCTTCATAGAATTCTTACATACATTAAAGATATGGTCTATATAACCACCAATATGTGCGTTATGATAATGTTTTGAACTTGATGCAGGAGATACTGCTAAATTACTTCCCAATTCTTCTTCCGAATACATATGGAGTAATTTTTCCAATCTTTCACCCGTAAAATACTTTTTGATAATTCCGATAAATCTATCGTAGTTTGCTTCTAATTCTTGTTGTGTTTTCATAATTTTAGAGTTTAATCATTTACAATACTCTAATATACGAAAAATATTTGATATTACAAAATATAACTAAAGAATTTTATTTCTTTTTATTAAATTTTTTGTTGATTCCAAATATTGAGGATGTTTATCAATAATGAACTGATATAAATTTTTTGCATAAAATTCTTGATGCAATTTTCCAGGATGTTGGCCATCTGTTCCTCTATCCAAAAGATATCGTTCAGGCCCATCTTTAAATATATTAAATCCATTTGTATATCCTTTATCGATTAAATTTTCGTCTTGATAATCATTATCCACAAATGAATTATCCCAAATCCAATTACATTTTTTTGATTCTAAGAAATACTTTATTAATAAATGATTTTTATACCAATTTATTATATTTTCGTGATTGGTTTGTGCTGTTAATATATAATTGTGTATACTTCTACCTTCATCCGTTTTAGTAAAATATTCACCTAATGGATGTGTTCCTATAAATGGATTGATGTCACAATTATCATCATAATATTCTCTTCGATTTGTAGGTGGATATAAAATAATTACCAAATCAGGTTTTATTAAGTCAAAAAAAGTTAATAAACATCTTGTTAAAAAATCACCACTTCTGCCACCTACACCAAAATTCATATCAACGGAGTTAGGTATTAATTTCGAAAGTCTATTAGGCCAAGTTTCATTGTTTTGAACTCCAACCCCCTCGGTAAGAGAACAACCTAAACTCATAATCTTATACCCTCCTTTATTTATACTTTCACCTCTAAAACCCAATTCATTAAAATCATATCTACATTTTAATTTTGTAATTTCATCTTCTACCTCAAAAGACTTATTTTTTTTTTCTTCTAACTTATAATAAGATGAAATATCAAATTCATCTACATTCCAATATTTTAAAGGATTTTTCATTTTTAAATTAATCTGAGATTTTATACCAACCAACACTTTGTATACATTGAAGACTATGAATGTTCCAATCATCAATAAATCCTATTATTTTTTCTATGTTATTTTTTTTACATATATTATGCACTTCATAATATAACTCTTTACCAATACCTTTATTTCTATATTCTTTATTTACATATATGTTTTTTGGTTCATCGGTATTGTCTATCCATATCCACCCTTTTATAGTGTTATTTGGCATAAAGACCACCATTTTCCAATTGTTCTCCAATCTATTCTTAGCCTCATTTACATCCCACATTTCATCCCAATTAAGTTCTTTGTTAAATTCTTCTATTTCGTCAGTTAACGCATCAAAATCAATAGTATTAACATCAACTTCCTTTATATATGTTGGTGTTTCTTTTATTATATAATTTCTTAAATCTTTTTCAAATTTCATATTTTAATATTATATTATCTTTATAGATTTATTTGGCATAATATTATCAATTACATTTTTTTCAAATTTCTGTGGTCCTGATAGATGAATGTAATGATTTTCATTTTTATGACAATATTTTACTTTATAATCGGATATCAATAATGCCAATAAATACTGACCCAATATTATAGATATTCCCCTATCTATATTTTTTTGTTTTGATAAAACCCAATCTTTAATCATATAATATGTTTCCGTATATTTTTTTTGTAGTTCTTTATTTTTGAATTTTAATATCCCTATGTTTGGTACATGTATAATTTCATCATTAAAATTTGAAATTAATTCTTTTATTCCCTTACTTATAAACCAATTCAAATATTCAATATACCAATCCTTACCACTATGGTCTTTAAAATCTACATATAAATCATATCCATCTTCTAAGTGTAGT